GAAACATAGCAGCTGGTCTTACAGCAGAACAGGTGATAGATAAATTAGCAGAAATAAGGGGAAAAAAATAATTAAATTATAATACCTTTTTCAATCTTGAATTGTCTCACTGTTATTTGTCCTTTGTCGTTGTCAAGGATCGCAAAAGACTGATCCCATTCATTGATCTCTAGATATTCTGGTTCTAGTTCGCACATGCACCCTAAGGAATAACCATTGATAGTGGAGGAATCATCAACATTATAAACTCTCTGAGAGCTTGATGAGGTCTTATGAAAGTGATTGATAATTACATTTGTTTTCATTCTCATTAAAGCTGTCCTTGCTGGGACAACTCCACCAGCTCCAGGGATTTTATCTCCATGCTCTATCAGATAATTTCCAAATGATACTCTGGATCTGAATGGGAGATATTCAATTCTTGTTGCACCCACTTGTAAAAGGACATCAAGTCTAAACTCATCGACATCCAAAAGCTCAACAGCTTTACTCCTCAAATACCTCTCAAAACGGTTTTCATGGTTTCCAGGGATGAAATATATTGAAATCCCTAAGAAACGCTCTCTAATGTACTCCAGAAACTCTCTACCAGCTTCTATCTCATGTTTGAACCTTGCTTTCCTAGGATCTTTTTCATGAAAGGAGAGAGCATAAAAATCAAGTAGATCTCCATTGATATAAATACCATCCACATTCTCCTCCTCAAATTTGTCAAACATTGCCTCCAGAGCTTCATTGTCATGGTATGGGATATGTACATCTCCAAAGATTCCGAGTTTTTTAATACCAGATGGGAGCTTGATTCTTTGTCTCTTTTCAATATGTGACTCTGGGAGTGATTTGGTGAATTGCCTAGACTCTCTTACAAATCGATTTGTTTTGATTACGTCTCTATTTTCATTTCCATTAACTCCTAAATAGTATCTGACTCTCCCATATATCTTCTCAAAACTATCAAAGAAAGATTTGTTCTCTTCAAATATCTTTCTGGATAGTGTCCTTGCTGGTGCATTCGGAAACCTCTCGATATAATCAAGAATTATTTTTGTCTCTGGTTTTGGAATTTTTCCCATCTCATTTTTTATTTTGTTTTTGATCGTGGCTTCTATTAATATCTCTTAAAAGCTTTATTAAATCCTGTATATTTTTATTTAGTGACTTGTAATCTTCATCACATAAATCTTCATAAATACAGTCAGTAAGGTCGTTTATTTCGCTCATAACTGCATTTATATAGTTTACGTTTTCCACCTGATTTAATAATTAGTATTTGATAGATATTTTTTATTTTTTATTGCATAACTAACAACATAGTCATCTATATTTTTAATTTTTAAGTGTTTTAACAAAAGCTCTCTGCTTATAGGTTTAAAATTTTCATCCAAAGCAATAGGAACTGACTCTACTTCTCTTTTCACAATCATCATTTTTCCTTGCATACATTTGGGTACAGCTTTAAAATCTATATCGACACAATATACGCCTCTCATAATTTTGTTAGCCATTGGTTAAACGCAGTTCCGAAGTCAGATATCTGATGATAAAAAGCCATGACTTCTTTGTCATCTTCACCAGCAACCTTTCTAAACAATCTATCTGAATGTAGGTTTACCTCTGCTATAAACTCATTTCCAGCTTTCTTGATTCTTTTATTATAAACATTAGGATAGACGTTTTTAATATCTTCCATGTAGTCCATCATGATTGGTAAAATACCTACCAAGGCTGCCATCTTTTTTTCGTTTGTCATAAATTTCTCTTTCTCCATCACTTAAATTTTCATATATATAATTTGGCTTATTTAACATTTCTTCTTCTGATTCGAAATCTTCTAATTTTTTATTTCCGATTTCAACATATGTCTTGGGCATATGAAAAACATGTAAATGATGTTTCCTGTAGCAGTGATAAGACAAATTAAACTTCTTTAAGATAGACAATAACGGATCGCCATTTCTTAACATTTTATTTATCTCTTCACTATTCTTCCTCAAGATCGATATATTTTTCTCCGTTGTACCAACATGCTTTGATGCCATGATTCTTTATTTCTTTTATTCTATACAATTGTAGTGGTCTTGGTTTTTTTCCACTAGCTTTAACTTCTATAAATACTGCACTACAGTCTTTTGGCAGTGCAACTAAGTCTGGTATACCTGGCTTATTTGTTAGAGATAACTTTATAACATAGTAACCCTCAGACTCTAATTTTTTAATTAGCTTTGATTGTATTTGTTGTTCTGTTGCCAAAAACGGTATAGTATTTACTTAGATATGGTAATACTTTTTTAATATCTACAAATCTAACAAATTTACCATCCTTATCCAATACCTGTATTTTTTTTATTACTATCTCATTGTTGATAAGTTCATATTCAGATATTTTTAATATATATTGTTCTGGAACTTCTAAGTCAAAAACTTCTATCAACTTCCTAATCATTGGGTCATTTAATAATTTCATAATCTTTTTTAAATATGTTTACCGTATATTTCTTTTTAGACTTTACAGTCTTGTATATCTTTTCCTCAATGCCACCATCAGAAAATATCCAGTATACCTTATTGAACTTTCTTTCCATAGTAGTCATCCTGTCTCTTGCCTGCCAGTATGAAGTAGCACTAAAGTCTATATTATAAAACACGACATAGTCAGCATTCTTTAAAGATATACCTTCTCTGCCACTTAATATCTGTAGGGCTATCACTTTGTAATTTCCGCTATCAAACTCATTAACATCTGTTGTTAGATCATCACCATATGTGTCCTTCAACAAGTTGTACTCTTCTTTAAACTTATAGAATATGCCTATCTTTTTACCCTTGAACCTCTCTTTGACAAACTCTGCTTTTGTCTTATCAATAATCATGCTTGACCCATCTTCAAACTTCACAGTGCCAGACCATAACTGGTGTAGCTTTTGCATTAGTTTGGCTGGTGTATCTGCAAGTATTACTTTTTCTTTTCCCTCAACAACAAGATCACTCTCAAGTTTTTTACATAGGGTCTTAGTTACATTTGACATATCTACTGTTAATACTTCTTCATCAATACTTGTTGTAAACCCTGCATCTTTTTGAGTAAACTTTATCATGTACCTAGATACGTCTTTCATTATTTTAGTCTCATTACCACTAGAGTAATCATTAACCATCATTCCATTTATCTTTCTTTGATACTTATGTACATAGTCATTAGCCCACTGATAAAAGTTTTTATACCTAGCGAAAGGACTATAGTCAGACACCCAGAACTGATGAAAGATCTGACTGAATGATTCAGGTGTAGGAGTTCCAGATAAAAATACCATAGGCTTTGTGCTGAACATTTTCTTAAACATCTTAGTGTATAAACCAGGTTTTGGAAACCCTCCAAACCTATGGTGCTCGTCATGTATTACAAGGTCACATTCGACATCTTGTATTTTATGCATAGACTCGTCATTAATAACTTCAAGATTAAACTTGTGGTTATAACCAAAAGTATTCCAGTCATTTAATATACTATCTATAGCCTTCTTCTTTGTTAAGAAAACAACATTCTTAGCACCATACAGCTTGGCGATCTCTAGTGACGTAAGAGTCTTTCCTGTCCTAACCTCCATTGTGAGATATACTATCCTCCTTTCTGAGAGGATGCTAGTAGCTATACTGGCTATCTCTTTTTGATACTCTCTTAGTTCCATTTAATTAGAATTTTAATTCGTCACCAGGATCTTTTTTCTCAAAGAACTCAACAGTCTTACCTATAGCACTCCTGCTTACTCTAGGCTTACAGTTATATAAAAAATTACCTAACGCATCAAGCCATCTATAAAACTTGATGTGTGATATTTTATATCTACCGTAGTTTCCGTAGTCAGGATAGTCATCAGTAAAAGACTTATACATTTCACTGCCTATATGTAGTGACCCTGTTTTTATATATATATTATCAAAGGCAGTACCCCACTCCCAAAAGTCAGCACTAGTCTCAGCAATAAACTTCCTAGTCTTTAAGTTTTTAAACTCACTCTTAACCAATCCCTTGTTCAGATAGAACTGAAGGTTGGCTATCATGTAGTTGTCAAACATAGACCACTCACCTTCAGACCAATCGCTAAACAACATATGTCCGAACTCACTCTCTGGAGTAAAGTTTTTACTGTAGTGTTGCTTGAACTCTAAGTCCCACTTCCTTCTCTCAAAACTATTTCCAGCTCCTCTTATGGCATAATTTGTGGTAATGATAATCTTTGGCGAATTTTCAAATGGGATGTGTATTTCATCTTTATTCTTCTTCTCCAAAGTAATACCCTCAGTGATTACACTAAACAATCTTTCAAAGTCAAAGTTCCTAGCAACATCATCAAATACAAGTAGCTGTGTGTCTACCTGTACCCTTTGGTATGCAAAAGACTTCTGAAAAGAAAAGCCTTTGCCATCTATTATCACCATTTTTTTCATGTGGCTCAAAGACTTTACAAAGATACCCTTACCAGTACCGCCCTCAGGATTGTCACTTATAACTTCATCATTTAATATGACTGCTGGACAATAGCTTGCAGGCTTGTAAGAGTGCATCATATATCCAATGGTAGACTCTACAGACTTTCTCCTGTCAGGATTGTTGCCAGATATGTTGTCAATAAATGTAGAAAACTCAGAACCATCATGGCTTCTTACCACAAAGTTCCTATCTATCTTTTGCTTCTCCCATATGTGTCCATCTAAATCTCTGTAGTCTATTGCTTCTATACTATCCTTTGTTACCTTTACAGCACAATTATTGAAGTATAGATATGCCTCCTCTTGATTGTCTCCAATAAACTTAGCATTCAGCTTAGATACATAGTTTAAAAATGTATCTTGAAAGAACTTTGTATTGATAGCAAAGAAGTTATATACAGACATATCTCCCCTCTCCAATAGATAGTCAAGAACATAGTCCTTTATCATCTCTTCATTGACATCTCGAATAGTGTTATCAATGATCCTTACAAACACATAGTTGTTTGATCCTGGAGGAAAGTATTTATAGAACCCATTGTTCTCCAGATACTTCTTAAATAGATGAGGTACTAGGTCTATCTTTCCCTTACTACTTTTGGTCCAAAAATCATCGTCTCTAACATCTGGAAGATCATCTACACTATACTTAATTTTTACATCTTCTTTTGGAACACCCCTCTTCAAGTCGTTCTTTATACTGTTCTGAACGAGAGAGTCATCAAACTTTTTAGTACCAAACAATGCGGTGTTCTTGTATGCACTACCTATTATGACAGGTATCTCAGATGCCATTTCACCAGTAACATCATAGTTGTTGAGAACTGACTCTGCGACATTCTTACCTACACCATATTCGTTAAAGGCACATGCAAGTATATACATGTTGTTGTTCCTAGATCCCTCAACCATTCCGTAATCCTTCTCCCACCAAGTCTTTAAGTTCTTGATTATTCTATCCTCATTATCTATGGCTACAATAACTGTGTTCTTTTTAGGAGGTACATAGTCACTCTTCATCTGATCCCATGTGTCTGATAGCTCGTTTACATATACGTCTGGATCATAGGACTCATAACATACTCTTGATATGTTTCTACAGGTCTGGTCAAACTCTGGCCTGTTGTAATAATCTTTTAGTGCGTTAAAGTATTTCTTGTGGTTACTAGCATCTTTAGGTATTCTTATTAACACCTTGATGCCATCTCCTGATGGTGATAAAAAACATGCGTAGGTATACTCGTCAGTCTCAATAAAGTTCCTGAACTCATATAAATCTTCTTTGCTTTTAAACCCATCAAAGTCTATGCATATCAACCCACTGTGCTCTACACATGCGTTGTCAGATCGTTCTGTAAACTTACCTGAAAAACAAATGGATGGTAGATCTTTCTTCTTTATATTCCTTTCCTTCTTATCTTCCTCCTTTCTTATGGATATAATCTTATCCATAGACTTCCCTTCCTTTATCCTAGTAAGTGCTGTTGATACATCTACATAGTACGGTTTCGATGTGTCAATTACTGACTTGAAATAGGTTATCATATTCATTTACGTCATTTAATAAAATTTTGTTTTCTGATTTAATTAATTCATTGTACTTTTCAATCCACCTGCATACAGATGATTTGTTTCTCTCAAAGATATCACCGATCTCCTGAAGAGTCATCCCACTCTCTCTTAATTTGTTGTACAGGTATGCTCTCTTGTGTACTAGTTCTCTTTTCCTGTTCGGCTGTTTGAGGTTGTCCCTCTTTATCAGATATTCTACTGTCTCTTTCATAAATTATTTTATTAGGGTAATAAGACTCGTAAATCTTAATACATGTTTTATTGAAATTTTTTAACTTGTTTATAGCTTCATTCTCATTTTTAGCTATTGTTATTTGGTACGTATTATCTTCAAAAATATAGTTGTACCATATGTATTTGTCAATCGTCATCAAAAAAGTATTGAAGTATATACATCATGAATATAGCCATGGCTAAAAAACATATCATCTTCATAAAATCCATTTAATTATTCATTATCGTAAAACATTCTTTCTGAATCTTCAGTATGCCACTTCTCATATCCCTCACAATTATAGAAGTCCTTGTTTACTAAATAGTCAGGCTTCTCTGGAAATGGTTTTGTTACAAATGAAGGCTCAGACCATTTAATCCTGTTGTTTGGCTGTAATGCTATCTGACCGTTGTCAAGGAGTATTATATGATGACTCTTATGCTCTAATGGATCTTCAGCTAAAGTGATATCCATGTTGTGATCATTAGCACCCCAATTGATAGTAGCGCAGTATACTCCTGAATGAAACTTCCTGTCTTTCATATATACCTCTACTGGCGTGTCGTATAAATAACTAAGCTGCAACACGGTGAAGTTATACGAGAAACAATTCCATATCTGTAGATAGTGGAACGGAAGGTCTGGATCTGGTAGCTCAGGCTCTGTTAGTAAAGCATGACTAGGTAGCTTATCTCTGAGAACACCATTCTCAAGTAACACTTGAAACAATGCAGCCTGACCAGGCATACACCTGACAGACATGATAATTCCAGGGGTAAAATGCCCATGACCTTGCTTGTTTTGATACATGTATTCGTTTCTTACGAATACTTTGATTGGGTAAAAATTACTTTCTATATATGCCATATTCTAACATAACTAATTAATTACAGATTGTTCTATATCTATACTGACCTTGATTCCCATAATAAATCCATTCGCCATTATCTTTTTCACATATGTCTAAACCTGGAGTAGTTTCGTAATGGAATCTCCAGTCTATTTGTCCCCATGCTCCTGGCTCATAAATTACATCAAATTTTTCATGATATTCATAGCAATTACAAACATCATTTTGTTTCTCTTGCTTTGTGCACGATACAACAATCAGAGATAAAATAATTAAGTACTTCATTTTATTTTAATTTATACAACAATTCTTCAACTTGATTGACTTGATCTTCTGTCCAATCAGGATACTTAACATGTAAAAGTTCGTGTATTACATCTCTCTCTGTAAGGTCTCTATCGTGGTACAAAACAGCCATCTTACTCTTTATGACTGAACATATACCTACGTAATATCTGTCCTCAGATGGGCAGTCTGTATCATACATCACCTGCCCAGGATCAATCCTTTCGGTAGTAATAATCCAATCATCAAGAGATAGTATTGTTTTCCACTTGTCAATCATAATGTTTTACTTTAAAGGTTAAAAAGGCAGACTAGCTACATTCTATCTGCCTAAAGTTTTTACCCAATGTAGAGGCTAACCATCAGAACTCTAACTGACACACTATGAAACTAGCATAAGTTAAAATGGTAATGCGCTGTCATCATCTTCTACTACAGCTTTCTTTTTTTGTTCTTGAACTCCTTCAACTAGATCAATTCTCCATCCGTTTAAAGAATTAAATACCTTAGTTTCTCCACTTGGATTAGTCCATTCACGACCCCTTAAGTTAAATGATACCTCAACAGTCTGACCTTCCATTATATTGTCTAACAATGTGGTCTTGTCTTGAGTGAACTCAATACATATCGTCTGAGGATAATTTGCCTCTGATTCATCTACAATTATAAGCTCTCTCTTCATGAATTTATCACTTACATTTTGTGTCTGTCCTATGCGGTGGACAACTCCCTCTAATTTAAAACTTGCCATTTAGCTTTTATTTTTAGTTAATAATTCCAGTAACATGTCTAACTCTTCTACTTTCGTAACGCTAGTTAGAATAACGCTTTGATTTGATACAACCCTGTTGCCATCATCTTCAACGAGTACTAATCCAGCACCAGACAATACAATAACTAATCTAGTGCCTCTCATGTACTCAAGCTCGTACACAAACTCATATCCTTTAGACAGGACAAATCCCCTTTCTATTAAGTGGTCTCCTGTAATTTCCATTGATCTGCATATATTTTTGAATACTCAATAGCTACCTTTAATCGCTCGTCAATCTTTCGAATATCTCCGTAAGTTAACTCTACAGGTACAATAGTCTGGCGTAACATGTCTGGTAAATCTTCCATGTAGTGTAACTTGTCATCGTCAAGATCAGTTAATAAATCCTCAGGAGTATTCACCAGCATGTACGCTATCTCACCATGTTGCCAGTGGCTGTCAGTTAGTTTGGTCAACATATATAAATACTGTTTGACCTGCCACTCATATTGGCTGGACTTTCCCTTCTCAACAGTCTTTGGGAATGTGTCCTTTGACCATGGTGATTTTATGTCGATTACCTTTTTGTTGTCTATATCCACGATATCTGGATGTCCACTTAAACAGCTCCAAGATAATGCATAAAAATCGTCTATCTCATTTAACTTTCTGTAGTTCGTGAAGTTTAACCTATTATATAATAAAATTGATTCATCCTCAACTATATTACCCTTTGTGGTTTCTTTAGAATAAAATGATGGGGAATATCCCCAAATATATTGCTCAACAGCCTTCTCTACCAAAGTCTTTGCACCTGCCGATAATTCGTATGGCGCATCTCTCTTCACAATCAACTCGTCTCTAGTAAGAGCTTGCTTCTCAGTTAACTTTATCTTTGCTAACAAACTATCCAATGTCTGCTGCTGCTTGGCCGTTAGTCCTGTCTCCCCAATGAATAACGGATACGATGACGATGCTCTAAGATTCAACATTGCTAAGTGTTTTAGTTTGTTCATTAGTTAACTCATACTGCTTTGATATCTTCTCCAATGTAGTCTTGCCAGACTTTATAGAGTCAATAGCTACCTGTAGCTTGTTGTCAGGTAACGCAGGTAATGATTTTTTTGGTAATGGTCTTGTGCTAAACCTTAGTGCATCTACCATTCCCTGTGGACTCTTTACCTTCTCAGTGCCCAATACTATTTGCTTACCGATATATGTGTCAGGATCAAATGAGTTAAAGAAGGACTCTAACCTTTTAAAGTTAGATCGGTTACATACCATAGGCTTAGGGAACTCCTTAAGCTTACAGAAAACCTTATCCTCCTTACCCATTTCACCAACAAAAATATCTGCGTAAATTTTTTCTATTGTAACGATTCGTGGCTCGTACTTGCCATCGACCTCCAAGTCCCAACTACCGAGATACTTGTTGTCCTTCATTAGATTTCTCCAGTGTGCCATTTAATTTGATTTGATTTAATTAGTGCGATTTGTTGCGTACAAATGTAGATAATTTTTCTTGATTATGCAACAATTTTTTTCTTAACTTTTCAATTTTTATATGATTAGAATCAGGATCATCTGTGTAACCTCCTATGTGCTCAAGCCATCCGATTGAGTGTTCTATATGATCTATATTTACTTTTGTGCATCCTGCTTCCCAACCATACTTTTCAAAGTATTCAAGTTGCTCTTCATTTATTTTTCTAAACTTATCTCCTTGTGTCATAACATCATGTATCTCTACACGACCATCATCCTCAAATCTCTCTATCTTAACGCCCTTATCTAAATACCATTTGCTTTTTGGATTGTCATCAGGACCTGTCCAATAGAGAGAATAATAGGATGCTACGTCATTCCAAGCTTTCATTCTTTTTTTGAATAACCGTATATGGCATCATCTGTTGCGTAGTAATCTAAATCTTCATTCGAATGATTGAATACCACTAAGTCATATGCACCTTTTTCTTGCTTTGTCACAATGAGTCCATAGACCAAATCACCTTCTAAAAAGAATCCAAGAACAGGTACGTCATCATCAATGTACATGTGATCTATGTGAGGACTATACCCCATCGTAAAAAACAAATCAGATGCTTTTTTCATGACCTCTCTTTTGTTTTTAAACTTCTTCCCTTTGACACCTTCTCTAATAGGCTCAAAGTCAGCTACGCCTCTCCATTGCGCATGGTAGAGGAAACTCATTGTTGCAATAGCAACTGTTAAAAATAACTTCTTCATGATAATAATAAAATTAAATTAAGTAAAATAAAAAGGCATCCAAATGGGTAGATGCCCAGAACTAAAAATACGACAGGTAGTCGCACCCACTTGTTTTCGACATACTGAATCGCAATCATTAGCTTGAACAGTATGTATAAAGTTAAAATTGTAATTAAGATAGATTCCATTTGTCAATATATATTTGTACGATTGTTTCTTCGTATTTGGTTATTTCACAACTTTCAAATTGAGACTTTATATACATTATTGCAACGTCAATATCGTCAGATGTTACTTTAACAATCTGTTCATTGTCATTACACTTTATATGTACATTATAAGTTTTCATTTCTCTGTTGCCTCAATATAATTATTCGTAAATAAAGTTCCATGTTAAAATGATCCCACCATTCACTCTTAGCTATTATTTCTTTCATCTTGTATCTTTTTAATTATTGAACATAATTCATAATGCTCTAACTCAATGCTACGATTCATCATGTCGGATAACAAAATCTCGTAATCCTCAGTATGATTGTCTATCTGCTTTAATGTGTCGTATACCCAATCTTTTGGCATAGTAAGTAATGTTGATAGCGTGTTATCCATTACCTGACCGACTAATACTTCTAACATATCTTTTTGTTTTAAAGTTACGGATTATTTAGAGTTACAGTCTCTCTATACTCCCTAAGAGTATAGTCACTATCTAGACCTAAAACTTCCATCAGGTCTTTAACAGCACACCAACTTGTTAGTCGCATTTGTGTTAGAGAACTTTCCTCTCCATAAATCTCTCTGTATCTTATGTAGTCTGCCCATAAGATTGCCTCTTGTTTCTGAATTTTTTTTTTCATAATTGTGTGTTTATTTGGTTAATTAATTCTTGTTCGTCTACATAGTCTGGCTCTAATTCAAACACTAGAGTCTGCTCGTCTAAACAATACTTCATAGATATTGAATCTACCTTTCTGTTCTCTTTTAAGAACCTGTCATATATTATGACACCATTGAAAGACTCTCTAGGCTCTTCGTCAATTTCGTATGTCGTTACAATAGTGCCTTCGTATGAATAATACTTGTCATATTGATAGAAAGATATGTCTACCGTCTGATCGTTGTTTATATCTATCTCTAGGTCTCTGAACTTGCTCATATCAATTGTATTTCGTAGTTACTTAAATTTAAATCGCCTATCTCTACATCTTCGTCAGTGTCCTTAAAACCCTCCACTAAATGCATAGGGATTGTGTCAGTATTCACATTGTCCAATAAATCTCTTGGTGCAATGGTGAACCGCTCATTCAAAAGTAATGAACATGTTACTAGATTTCCTAACTCCTGTCGTATTTGCTCTTGCTCTTGGTCTGAACCACTGTTAAAATGCCAATCAACAAATTTCTGTGTTTTAATTTTTAGTTTCATAATAATTGTTTTTTTAGTTTTTCCCCTTTTGGGGAATTTTTTCCCCTTTTGGGGAATTTTACTTTCATGCTTCTTGATTTAGAATTTCTAATACTTCTTTTACTTTATACTCTTTGTCCTTGTATGGGTGCTTGATGATTTCATCTTCATCCCAATCCTCCAAATCCTCAATTATCTCGTCTTGATACTTGAGCTCTTGCAGGTACTCATGGATAAGGTAGTCACCCTGTAACTTAAATAACTTCGCATCGGTGTACCCTCCCCTCGCATCACACCCTCCATGTATCTGAATTAAGATGTAGTGTTCACCAAATATCGTTAGGTTACTTCCCTGTAAGATTTGAGATAGGTCTGACTCTCCATTGTATGTGTTCCACGTTCTCTCTACCTCTACCTCGAAGTTGTCGTTTAGGTAGTCAGCTGCTTGTCTGCTCACTCCATATACCGAATCTTTGCCATGTATATCTCCCTCCCAATCGTTTGGATTGGTGTTTAACCTATTGAACTCTTCGCATATATCGTCTAACTCCAATTGGCTGAGGTAATGGAATACCGACACCCTTCTCTCGATGTAGTTGCCATCGAAAGTAAATGTCTCCTCTTCTTCATTCTCAAAGTCCTCGATTGTTTTCTTTTGGTTGCGCTCCCAGTTGCGACCATACGCTCCACCTGAGTCAAGCATATGTCTGCCTGTGTTCTCGGTTAGCATTTCGTAAATTAATTTTTTTGTTTTCATGGTGTTTTATTTTATTTTATTTTAATTGTACTTTGGAAAATTTGACCGCCTAGTTTTTCAATGTTTTCTAAATTTGATTTAATAGACAATAAAGATTGTAATTGAATAAACATTTTTTCTTTATCCTCGTTCCAATCTTGTTGTAAATCGAAATTAGTATCGATGATCCATTTGTCAATTTCGTTTTTAATTCGTTCAAATGTTAAATTTTGTGTGTTCATGGTGTTTTAAGTTAAATGGTTAATTAATGTTTCATACACGAAGTCAGTATCATCATTTAAGATGTCTAATTCTTCTTGTGTCATTTCTCTACCCATGTACGTTGCGCTGATGATATATGCATCGCAAAAGTCAGGGTAATCTCTGTAGTCAATACCTTCAAACGAAATATCGTCTATCAGATTGTAATCTAGTTTCATAATGTTAAGTTTTAATGATTAGTGTTAAGTTTTTTGATTTTATGTTGACTTTTTGTCAACTTTTTTTGGTTAATCTATTGATAATTAGATGAATATGTCAAGATGTTAACTTTTTCCCCTACTATACGAAAAAAATGTAAATATATATATATAATACTATAGAAATATCTGTATACAGGATTTCTCTCCGCTAGATAAAAAAGTCCGTTTTTTTGACATCTTGACATAATGTATTGTTTGTCAGTGCTTTAGGCTAAAAAAGTCGTCAGAAAGTTAACATAAGTTGACATTATTGACGAAAAGTTGACATAACTCTCTCACAATCATCGTAGTATGTGAAAGGTCTTTTTGTTGAACTTGAATGTTAGTAAGGTCGATAGGTTTATCATTCGGAAGGCTTTCTTCTGCATGTCGAATACTACCATTAAGTTCTTGGAACTTGGATCGAACTTCAGTCCGACTCCCTTGACTCCCTTTTGTACGCCTGTCCGACATACCATTCTTCTTTCCGTTCCATCTTTCTTTATGAAGGTTACTGAAAAGATTCTTCCTTTTGTTGCTAAGATTTGTGCTTTCATAGTTGTTGGTTTTAAAATGCATATTCGTAATCATCTAATTCTTCTCGATTTTTATATTTAGTTTTTAGTGTGTAAAAATATCTATCTTCGTCATCATCCGAATTTATAATTTGCTCATTGATTTCTATATCAAGTTCATAACGTATATATTGCAATGGTTCGAAATCTAAGTCCTTCCATTCATTTGTTAGTCTGAAATAATTCTCATCCAGTCTAGGAAGTCCTTTGTCGAAAATAATTTCACTAGCTTTATATCCTTTACTCATTAGATATTTTACTATTTTATTCTGTATGTCTTTCATATCTATTGTTTTCATCTTTCTATTTTTTATTGATTATTATTACTTACATATGTACCATCCTCAAGGTAGTGATGGTCATCATCTAATTCTTCCCATTCGGTGTAGTAGTACTCCTCGTTATTATATGCCTCGTCTAGTATGAATTCGTCAGATAGACCTTCCATACCACCACGACTTCTTAGCCAATTGATTACGTCTTTTATTTCAGAGAAGTGTAGTTCTCCATCATTTACTACATATCCTTCGTTGATGCCACGTCCAGTAACATCGCAACGTCTTGCAAATTTTTTCATGTCTATTGGTTTAATTGTTTTCAAATGATTCATCAAATATGTACTTGTGTTTTTTGTACATGTAGTTGATGAAGTTATCTAAATGTTTCTGATTGTTGAACTCCCTAGAGATGACCTTGCGGTCACCTCTTGGAGTCCAAAATACTAGTACTACATTCATGACTAAATGTAGATTGTACTAACGTTTCCCGTTACTAGTTGATAAATGGCATATGCAATGCCGAATACTAAAGCTACGCCCAAGCTACCTGCCCATGCGTAAAGAAAGAAATTTACTGCTTTCATGTGTATTAATTTAATTGGTTAAGACGGCAATTACTTGCCGTTTCGGATATTCAATCCTCGTCAGTTAACCTTAATTCTTTCATATCAAACAATACGGTTTTTAATGCGATGATAATAGCTCTATTAAATTCATATTGGCAGCTATCTTTATCAAAAGCATCTCTTCTTATTTCGGCTTTTTTTATATCATCTTTAATTCTTGTTATTAATTCTTTCATCGTGTTTTGTTTTAATTGGTTAGTGGTGGGTGGGGAATCGAACCCCAATGAACCATTCCCACCATATGACTAGATAGAATGTTTACGCACTATACATTCAAACGTAACGTATTATCACCTCGTCAGGTATATCTAGTTTATTTTTCCCTACACTATTGTGTGGTGTTGATTCTTTTGTTGAATCGCTACTTAGAGGAGTCTTTATACTTACCTCATAGCCCTGAGTCTGACCTACCTCGTTATTGTTTATTGTCTTACCAAGATTTCAAGTTATGGGCACTATTGCTATCAGCTCGTTTGCTTACACCAAAGTAACGCAACATTTCTGTATTTCGTTGCATAACTTTTTAAATTAGTTGTAAAAATCAGTAAAACTACGTAGAACGAACTACGTAAAACTACGTAGAAGTGACAGGTCCAAACTCGGTATTGACACACCTCAATCCCTTGCTGGGTCTAGGATGTAAAATAATTCATATATAAAATTGGTAAATTTTGTTTGATAGGTTTTTGATGTGGAATGGTCAACCCCTACCTTCCAACCATCCAACCAACCGACCGAAATGACAACCGACCGACCGACCTGTTGACCTGTTGTTGGATTGGTCGACAAAAAAACAGGTCAGGTATTTTTGGTGGTGGGATTTATTGTTACTTACTAATGGCGCAATATGTACACCTACCGACAAACGTACACGTCAAACAGGCAGACAGGTAGACCGACCGACCGCTAGAAAAAAAGCTAAAAAGTCTAGAGAAATTTTCAGAAATGCATACCCCCCTCCCTTTTTTCAGATCGTTTTCCCTGCTGGCTGGCTGGTGCCAAATGGGTGTATTACCCAAAAAT